CAGCCATTGCGTAATTGTTGCCCTGCATGCGCCCAGTTACAGCAAAAGCCCCTTCCATACTTACGCTCAAATAGTCAGCCTGACCTACACCACCTGCATAAGGAATGCCGTACTCAGCAGAAACATTGTCAATACGCCCCGACCAGATTGTGTAGGCAACGCCAGTAGTATTTTGAATCCTAATTTTAGTGCCAGCAACTAAAGCCGTAATTGGCGATGCATAACCAGTTGGGTAGCGCATCTGGAAAGAACCAGTGCTTGATTTGACTTGGTCTAACTGTGCCTGCCTGCCAAGACTGAACTGTATGTTTTGCACATTGGTAAGTGCCGTATAGGTAATGCCGTCTGTTGAGTACGACACCGTGTAAGTCTGTAAAGGCATGGCTAGAAAATGTTGCTCACACGGATAGGAACAGAACCGTTTTGGCGCATGTAGGTGCGTAGAGCGTTCACGACGGATTGAGGGTCGCCACCGTTCACGTTGATGTTGACAGTTGTGCCACCACCCATTCCAAACTCGCCCATACGGTCTAACGGAATCACAGCCTCTGGGCCACGGCCTTCACCAATCATCGCCAGCGTCGGGCCAGTGACGATGCCACCTGCAGCCAACATCGGAATGTCAGGCATAGCAAAACCTTTGCCACCGATACCGGGCACCCACGACGGCACAGTGAAAGAGAACTTGCCGATGGTGTTGTTCCAGACAGAAGCAATGCCGTTGAAGATGGTTTTGAACACTGTAAGCATCAAATTGAACTGAGGAATGACAACATTAGTAATCCACCATTTGATAGCGCCAAATACGCCGTCGACAATTTTTCGGAAGCCTTCAAACTTTGTGTAGGCAATAGCAAGACCAGCAATTAGCAGACCAACGCCGATAACGATTAGTCCGATTGGGTTTAGTGCCATGGCAACGTTAATTGCCACAATGGACGCTGCAATTGCTGCTAAAGCGCCAGCGATAATCATGAATGTTTGTGGGTTGTCTTGTGCCCAACTAGCAAACTTTTGAAGGTAAGGCAAAACTGCTTCGACGGCTGGCAATAACGCTGCACCAATGGATTCTTTTGTTTCGTCAAAACCAATTTTGAGTCGAGCAAATTTGCCTGCTGTCGTTTCGGCTGCTTCGGCTGCAGCGCCTCCAGTGGTCTGGGCAAGTGCATACATGACGTCTTCAAAGGATGCGCCATCTTCAATCATTTGCCTGTATTCAGGCGCAAGTTTCTGAAGTGCTGTGAGGTTGCCTCCATAGGCTTTTTCTAACGCCCCTACAACGGTCTCCAATGGTTTGCCGGTGGCTGTGGCAATGTCCATAGCCTGTTTAGCCAAGTTCTGAGCCTCAGTGACTGAACCAGTTGCTTTTGCAAGCCTGCCAAACGCTGGCCTCAATTTGTCATCTGAAAAACCTAGCAACTTTCCTTGCTCAGTAATCCAATCTTCAACACTGGCAATTTGGTCGTCATTTGCACCAGTGGTCTTTTTTAGGCTGTTAGCGAGCAGGTCTTGCGCTGCGGCGTCTTCAATAGCGCCTGACACGGCATCGCCTAAAACAACTGCTAGACCAGCCAAGGCTGCAGCTGCAGGGACGGCTGCTTTCTTGATAGCAAACTGGGCTTTCTTGCCAGCGCCCTCAAGATTCTTGAATTCGTTGATTGCCTTGGAAACGCCTCCACCGTCAAAGGTAGAGATGATGGGTATTGCAAGTGCCATTAGTTCAGTTCTTTCTGGACACGCTGAATGGCATCCATTGAGAGGCGTTGTAAGCCTCTTTCAATCTCGCCACGCTTCCTAAATACAGAAGGCCCAAGAACTCTTGTCTGGTTGGGTTTGAGTGGCCCTAGAGAGTCTCCCAGTGTGTTGGGGTTGCTACGCCCTGCAGCCTCAAACACTGCAGCGCCAACGTAGGTCTGTGTGATGTAAAGAAGGCTGACGGCTTCCCTTGCAGCGTCCACTTTCAACTTGACTCCAGACTGTGCTTTCGCCACGGAAAACGGAAAAATTTTGCGTCCTGATTTGTCTGTCCAGTTTCGAGCCATACCCGACAAAGGAATCTTTGCATAGCCCTTTTGCACTTCCTGAATAGCAGGCTGGGCGATTTCGTTGGCGTTCTTGGTGAACTCTTTACGAAGCCCCGGCTCAACCTTGTTCAAAGAACGGATGGCTTCTTTCAGACCTGTCATTTCTATGGAGGCTGATGCTGTCATTTCCGTTTCGCTGCTTTCTGTTGTTTATTCAAAATCTCAATGACCGTGTTTAGGTCATCCGTCTCAAATGGTATTTGTGGGGGGTAATACCCGGTTGCAACAAGTACTTCTGCTAAGGCTCTTCTGTAACTGTTGCTTCCGTGGCTTTTGGGTCTTCTTGACCAACTACCTCCACGGCGTTGACGGATTTGATGTATTCGTCAAATGTTATGGGCACTGGAACGTTGTGTTGTTTGCAACATTCGTATGCCATAAACGCAAGGTCTTCGATGCCGATGCCATTGGCCAGTGAAGATGCCTTCTGTTTGAACTTGCGTTCCCAAGCGACCACCACAAACAAATTGGTTTCTAGTTCGTATGGTTCGCCTTCGTTGGGCGTGATGCGTAGTTGGATTTTCATGTTTCCCTCTTTCCTTGTATCAGGTGATGTCTCGAACCCATGTGCCACCAGTAAAGGTAGCCGTCACGGTTGCGAGTTCGCCAACTGTTGAGTTGATAGGCGTAAAGTTTTCAAGCATTGCGTTTGTAATGGTGTACTCAGGGTTAGACGCTGATTCGGTTGTTCCAGATGGGCTGATGATGAGTGTTGTGCTGCCTTTGCCGACCATGTCTGCAAGTGCTGTTTCAACTTCTGCTGTTGCGCCTGAACCACCGTAAGCAAGGAAAAAGTCAATTGAAACTTCAACGCTCTGAAGGCCACCAACGAAACGATGACCAGTGTCACCGAATGCTGTTGATTCAAGCGAGTCCTGACCGATAGTCAATGTCACTTGGTTGGCGTTGTCGCCAATCTTGGTGTAAGTAGTAGCGCCCTGTGTGATGTTCACAGTTGCGTTGCTGAGGAATGTTGTTGATGCCATTTGTTTAGCCTTTCGTGCTAGTTGCGTCTGACTGCGATTGCCACAGTCAAATCGTATGTTGGGATGTCTTGCCCACCGTAAGAAGCGTTGCCCGGTCGGGCGTCAACTACGGCAATGGAAGAGTTCATGATTGTGTCAACCGTGGTCATCAGGTAGTCACCTGAATCTTGGTTGCCAGGAGGAGCTGCAAGTATGCGAACTGGAATGCGAAAGTCGCCCACGTTGTAAGTCCATGAAGTCATCACTGGTAATTCAATAAAGACAGACATGGGACGTGCGTTGCGTGGGTCTGTGACTGGTTTCAAACCCAACGCTGTCAACGCTGTTTTGATTGCGTTTACTGCGTCAACAAGGATTCCAGATGCAGGCATTACGCCACCTGTGGACGGCCACAACCAATGAGAGACATGATGCGTCCCATGGTTGAAGGAATAGGAATTGAAGACATGGCGTCGAATGAGGCAAACGAATCTGCAGAGCCACGCTCACGATAGAGAGTTGCTGCATACATGATTGCCCCAAGTTTCACATCTGCACCGGGCACTGTTGTCATTGAGTCTGTGTAACCAGCCTCACGACGCTTTCTGAAGCACCAGTTGTTGGTGGCATTGACGCAAACGGTGACAAAGGCCGTGTCGTTCGCCGTTGCAACGTCAATACCTAACCAACTTGTGACATCGGAAGCCTGTATCCACGAGACAGACGGTGTGAAGGTCACAGTTCCTGTAGCAACAGAACGCTCTACATCGTCGCCAGCGTCTCGAAAAAGAAACTGAAACAGTCGAATGACTTCGTTGTCAAACTCAAAGTCGCCTTCGTCTGACTGTCCGATGTATTCGTTGTCTTGCGTTGATAGAACGGTGTGTGTGCCGTTTATGTTGTGGCCAGCGCCAGCGATGGTGACAACATCGCCAACTTGGATGCCAGTTTCAACGAAGGTCTGAAGAACCACAACATCGTCTAGGCGTGTGTGAAACGCTAAGTCGTAGGTGGCCATGGTTCTTCAGTTCCTTCTAGAAATCCGTCTTGGTTAGACGAAAGCAGCCTTGATTGTCTTGGTTGCGTCAATGACTTTTGAGGCGAAGTAGCCACGGAAAGCAATTTGACGGGACAACTGTGAAGGCTGTTCAACGCTGATTGCGCCCTTCTGCTGTTCCCAGTTTTCAATTGCTGTTGGGTCAAGGATTGTCATGCCTGCTGAGGTCAAGTTACGGTCAACGACTACACGAAGTCCGAAAGCGAAACCAGCGTCTCCACCGGGGCTGAGTG